CAATACGGTGACCACTGGCGCTATCCCGAGTTCGGATAGTTGGTCGGCATTGTGCAAGTCGTTCGCCGATAGATTGATCGTAAAACCGTTTCGATTCGCCCAGTAAATGGCGCGGGTGTTCTCGATGTTATCGAGCACTGGTTTGTGCGTATAGGTGAATCCACGCTTGCCGCGGTTCGCCCGTACCAGGCTGTCCAGCGCTTGCCGGTCTATCCTGTTCCCCTTCCCGGGCAAATCACCCGCCTGTGCATGGCGCCATAGTTGGTCCGCGGGCAATGCCCGCACCATGCGCGTATAGTCTATCCATGTTCCCCCGCGTGTGCCTTCCGTGACTCTACGCCAGTGAATCGCCAACGGTCCCCCATCAGCGTAACAGCCTTGTTTTTTGAACGGGCAAACATCCGGGCAAGTGTCGGCACTTACAGTCGATACGGGGATTGGACCTGTTTTCTCGTTTCCGCTTTTAAGCGTGAAGTGTACAGTGTGCATTTACATTACCTTACGTTACAGTTTACAGAACAACGAAAGGGGGACAATAGTCCCCCTGGTTTGCTATGGTGGTTTAGTAGGTCAATCCCATCATGACGATTGATTCCCGCCCGTAGAGTCTATCCTCCCCACAGTGTGGGCAAGTGTAGCGTTTCGCGTCCGGTTCCACGCCATCGCTTGTGTCGTCCCCACACGCTAGGCAAAACCCACCATGCTCCGGGATTGTCATCAGATAGGCCATGGATGGGCGCCATGCCATTGTGCCAGCTCGCGTTTTGTAGTGTTGCTTATGTTTCACAATCCCATCCCCCTTTATCGTTCACGCACCACACGCGCTCATAGGTGAGCGTGTGCTCGTGCTCGTGCGCATAAAATGCTTTCCAGATTTGTTGCCATGCTTTGCTACCACGCTTTTCCGCTTCCCGGATTGCGCCAGTGTGCGTGCGGTATCCCTTGCGATTCCCGACAATGCGGTTTTGACAATCGTAGATATAGAACATAATCATTCTCCCCTTTTGCGCGCCGATACGCGAACAGTGTGAAACGGTTCACCAGTTGTCGTATGGGCGGTGATTAATTGCCTACTAGGATTGAACCGCATTGCAATCGTTTGCCAGTCGATTTTCTCGCGTCCCTGGCAATAACTGATACTGGCGCGGTGATCAGTCCCCACGACAGCGCTTTCACCACTATCAATCAGGATTTGCTTGTATTCCTTTTCCAGTTTTTCGAGTTCGGCAATCTGCGCCTTGACCATTGCCAGTCTATCAACCACGAAACTAATCGGATTAGTTATTGCGTTCATTTACTGTTACCTCACTGTTTACGTTACTTACTCAAAACCCGGTCAAGCACACTACCAGGATCAGTCCCATAGTTGCGCCGACCATCAAACATCCAATGCCTTCAAGTATTTTCTGCTCCATTGTGTTCCCTCCTGGTTTGTTGTGCTTACAGAGTAAGCGTATAACTAATGTTGCACAGTGTCAATGCATAGTTGACCAAAAGTAATGTTTTGGGTGACTGTGACAAATTGACTGAAAACGGGGATATGGATTCTGGGAAAATCAAAATTGAGGCAAAATTAAAAAAATGGGATTTTTTGGTCTTTCTGCGTGCCGCATTGTCACAGATACCCCCTGGAGCCCGCGCCATCCGTGGCCTCCAGCGTTTACCCCCCTTTTGCACCATTTGTCACAGGTGACCCCGACCCCATCAATTGACCCCCCCTTCCAGGTCCCCCAGGATTCCCCTGGCGCGTGTGCTTTTCTGTCCAAGTGTGACAATGTGACGGAATTCCTCATAATCGGACAAGCGTACCATTTGCCGCGGGACACGCAAAAAAGCATAAAATTGTGTTGACACTGTGTCGCAATCGTTATACAATTACCCTATCAGAACAGGAAAGGGGATTCACACGAACCAGCGACACCAGACACACAGACACACTCACGCCGGTGTCCACGCGACTCAGGGAAGCCCTGATCCGGGGACAGGTAGCCCGTGGGCGCTTGCCTGCCAGACCCTGGGGGCGGGTGGGGCCGAACGGGGGCGGGGTGTTGTTGTAGTATCCCCCCAGACACAATTTTTATTTTTTCACGGAAAAATGACCCAAAGTTTTCCCCAAATTCCTCAAATTCCCCCAACTGTCCCCAAGCACCCTGGGATGCGACAGATTGACTGGAAATTGTGCTACACTGACAAACGATCCATAAATTCGACCAATCTGACCCATAATCTCAGTCAGTCCATCACTGGTATTCACACTGGAATAATCAAATGGAAAACGCGCTACCTTCATGGTTGTCTGCACCGGACCCAGAACCGGTCAAAGTGTCACAGCAGACCAAGGAACTCATCCTGCTTCAGTATGAGAATGTGTTCATGCGGGTGATCTCGGAGATCGCCAAGGGCAAAACACTGGCACATATCCTCAACACAGAGGATCGCCAGATCGACTACAACGACTTCTACCGATGGCTCAAGAAGGACCCATCTCGACTGGAGTTGTACAGAGAAGCGCAGGAACTGCGTACTGAGTTCTTCGCTGGCGAGATCGTACAGATTGCCGATGGCGATGACGTGGAGGATGTCCATCGTTCACGCCTTCGTATCGAGACCCGACGCTGGCTCATGGGCGTTCACAACAAGAAGCGCTATGGTGAGACCAAGACGATCGAGATGAACACCAACATCTCTATTACTGACGCCCTGGCGCAGGCACAGCAGCGCGTACTGGCGAGGGAGATGCAGGAGGTTATTGAGGGCGAGGTGGTCGACTCTGATTCGTCTGATTCACATGGGGAGTACCGCTAGTGCAGAAGCCTAAATATAGTCCCCAGGAAGAGCAAAAGCTGATGGCGACACTCTGGTCACCCATGATCAAGGACGATCCCGAGGCGTTCGTGTTGTTCGCGTTCCCTTGGGGGCAAGAGGGGACACCCCTGGCGCACTTCAAGGGACCACGGGTGTGGCAGCGGAAAGTGTTGAGGCAGATCCGCGAACACCTCCAGAAGAACCAGGGCAAGCTGGACATGATGGAGATGATGCGCCTGGCGAGGTCCTCTGGTCGTGGGATAGGTAAGTCTGCACTGGTCAGTTGGTTGATCCTGTGGATGCTGAGCACGAGGATCGGGTCCAGTGTGATCATCTCGGCCAACACGGAAGCGCAGTTGAGGAAGGTGACCTGGGGTGAGTTGGTCAAGTGGGTCGCCATGCTGATCAACAGTCACTGGTGGGAGCCGACAGCGACGACGTTGACCCCTGCCCAGTGGCTGACCGAGTTGGTCGAGCGGGACCTCAAGATGGGTACTCGACAGTGGGGCGCGGACGGCAAGCTGTGGAGTGAAGAGAACCCTGACGGCTACGCGGGTAACCACAACCACAATGGTATGATGGTCATATTCGACGAGGCCAGCGGTATACCCGACTCGATTTGGTCGGTAGCCGCGGGGTACTTTACCGAGCCGATACTGGACCGGTACTGGTTCGCGTTCAGTAACCCCCGGCGTAACCAGGGGTACTTCTTCGAGTGCTTCAACAGCAAGCGGGACTTTTGGGCTGCGGAGATCATCGACGCTCGCACGGTCGAGGGGACCGACAGGAACTACTACCAGCAGATCATCAACGAGTACGGAGAGGACTCGAACGAGGCAAGGATCGAGGTCTATGGCGAGTTCCCTGCAGAGGCAGATGGTCAGTTTATCAGCCCTACTCTGGTGGACGCTGCTGCGGCTCGTGAGTCGTACGATGACGACCTTGCTCCTGTTGTTATTGGGGTTGACCCTGCTCGTTCTGGTGCTGATAAGACAGTGGTCGCCGTCAGACGAGGACGGGATCTGATCGACATCAGGCGGTTCAGTGGGGATGACACCATGACCACCGTGGGTCGGATCGTGGACCTGATCGACGAGTACAAGCCCACCTTGGTCAATATAGATGAGGGAGGACTGGGGTATGGCATCGTGGACCGGCTGAAGGAGCAGCGGTACAAGATGGTCAAGGGTGTGAACTTCGGCTGGAAGAGTAAAAACCCAGCATCTTGGCTCAATAAGAGGGCTGAGATGTGGGGGATTATGCGTGAGTGGCTAAGGTCTGCTAGTATTCCAGCAGACAAGCTGTTGAAGACCGACTTGACTGGGCCGATGATGAAGCCTAACTCTAGTGGGTCAATCCAGTTGGAGAGTAAGAAGGAGATGAAGTCCCGCGGGATGGCGTCTCCTGACAGTGCTGATGCCCTGGCGCTGACCTTCGCCTTCCCTGTGGCAAGCCCGGAGAAGATCAAGGCCAAACAGACCAAGCAGGTGCGGAACCACAACAGCATAGCAACGAATTGGATGGGCTGTTAGATGCCAAACGCAGTAAGCATAACTCCAAATTTGACAGCATTGAGGGCATGGTCTAGGGCTGCGCCCAAGTATGCTGAAATGTACGCCTCTGCTGACAAGATGCAGGAGCGGATCAAGGAGTTGGAGGGCAAGGACAACGGCAAGGATGAGATCAAGCAGCTTCGTCAGGCCCTGTCCGAAATCCATAACGTGACGCCTTACGTTTTAGGTATTACCCTTGAAAGGGCGGCTGGTGATGTATCAGCCCAAGGAGCCTCTAATGGCAAATAAGCCAGGTTTGTACGCAAACATCAACGCTAAAAAAGAGCGAATCAAGGCAGGTTCCGGTGAAAAGATGCGGAAACCGGGTGCGAAAGGTGCCCCAACCGACAAAGCCTTTAAGGAATCGGCCAAGACTGCTAAAAAGCCGATGAAAAAGTCATGCCGTTAATCAAATCGCCTAGCAAAAAGGCCTTCCGAGAGAACGTGAAGGCTGAAAAAGAGGCCGGAAAGCCTATCAAACAGGCCGTGGCGATTGCCTACTCGGTAAAACGCAAGGCAGAAGGCAAAAAAGCTGCTCCCAAAGGGAAGAAGAAGTAAATGGCTGACCAATCAGGCATACAGACCGCAGGCAGAGTCTCCAACGGAGGCAAAGAAAAGCAGAGCAGCGAGAATGTTCTGTCCACCATGCGGCATCGCCTGACGGTGGCCATTGCTGCGTTCTCCGAAAGCCGTGAGGATGAACTGGATGACCTCCGGTTCTACGCTGGCTCACCGGACAATCAGTGGCAGTGGCCGGCTGACGTACTTCAGACCCGTGGTGCAGTGCAAGGGCAGACCATCAATGCCCGTCCCTGTCTGACCATCAACAAGTTGCCCCAACACGTTCGTCAGGTCACCAACGACCAGCGCCAGCACCGTCCATCAGGCAAGGTTATCCCTGCCAACGACCAGGCTGACCTTGAGGTGGCCGAGATCCTGAACGGTATCGTCCGTCACATTGAGTACATCAGTGATGCTGACGTGGCCTACGACACTGCCTGCGAGAACCAGGTAACGTATGGTGAGGGCTATATTCGGGTTCTGACCGAGTACATTGATGAGACTAGCTTTGATCAGGACATCAAGATTGGCCGGATCAGAAACAGCTTCTCGGTCTACATGGACCCTACGATCCAAGACCCGTGTGGTGCCGATGCCCAATGGTGCTTGATCACGCAGGACATCACCAAGGCTGAGTATGAGCGTCTGTACCCTGATGCAGCGCCCATTACGTCCATTCTGGCCCAAGGGGTGGGCGATCCTTCCATTTCGGACTGGATCAATGAGGATACGGTACGGATTGCTGAGTACTTCTGGATTGAGTACAAGAAGGCCACCCTGAACCTGTATCCCAACAACATCACGGCGTTTGCAGGTTCTCCCGAGGCCAAGCGCATTGAGGCGATGGGATTGAAGCCCATCCGTACCCGTGAATCGTCCCGCCGGATGGTGAAGTGGGGCAAGACCAACGGTTTTGAGTTTCTGGAAGGCCCGCAAGACTGGGCTGGTAAGCACATCCCTGTAGTACGGGTGGTGGGCAACGAGTTTGAGGTAGACGGCAAGCTGTATGTGTCTGGCATTGTGCGAAATGCCAAGGACGCCCAACGGATGTACAACTATTGGGTTTCACAGGAAACCGAAATGTTGGCGTTGGCACCTAAAGCACCGTTTATTGGGTACGGCGGTCAGTTTGAAGGGTATGAATACCAGTGGAAGACCGCAAATACCAACAACTGGCCGTACCTAGAGGTGAACCCTGATGTCACCGATGCCCAGGGCGGTATGTTGCCTCTGCCCCAACGTGCTATGCCACCCATGCCACAAACTGGCCTGATTCAGGCTAAAATGGGTGCTTCTGACGATATAAAGGCCACCACAGGCCAATATGATGCCTCTTTAGGCATGGCCGGTAATGAGCGTTCCGGGAAGGCTATCCTCGCCCGCGAAAGGCAAGCAGATACCGGCACCTATCACTTTGTGGATAACCTTGCCAGAGCCATCCGGCATGTTACCCGCATCATCATCGACCTGATCCCCAAGTATTACGACACCCAACGGGTGGCTCGGATCATCGGGGTTGACGGCGATACCAGCATGGCGAAGATCGACCCGACTCAACAGGAGCCGGTGCGTAAGATCATGGACATGCAGACCGGTGCTGTCATTGAGAAGATCTACAACCCCTCTGTGGGCAAGTACGATGTTGTGGTGACCACTGGCCCCAACTACATGACCAAGCGCCAAGAGGCCTTGGAGAGCATGGCGCAACTGCTGCAAGGCAACCCGCAACTGTGGGCTGTGGCAGGGGATCTGTTCGTTAAGAACATGGATTGGCCGGGCGCTCAGGAAATGGCCAAGCGGTTTGAGAAGACCATTGATCCAATGATTGTTTCGGATGATGACAAGCCGCCAGCACTGCAAGCTGCTGAACAGCAGATCCAGCAGATGGGCCAGCAGATGGAACAGATGGCGTCGATGCTTAGGAACGTCAACCAGAGCATGGAAGCCCAGGAACTCAAGATCAAAGAGTATGACGCTGAAACCAAGCGGATCTCTGCGGTATCTAGCGGCATGACGCCGGAACAGATTCAGGACATCGTCCAGGGTACGCTGTTTGCGGCCTTGGAGAGTGGCGATCTTTCTGTGGGTAGCATGGTGCCACAGGTAGAACCTCAACAACTAATGGGCGAAATGCCTCAACCTATGGGCGAAATGCCCCAACAGTAAAGGTGCAGAAATGCCAGTTAAAGACATAACAGACTGCATGGGGTATCAGCAGATCACCAGTGTTTCCACGGCAACCGGATTGACTCCTCCTAGCGGCGCTTTGAAGGCTATGATTGTGGCTGAGGGTAATGCGGTACGGTGGCGGGATGACGGTGTTGATCCCACGGCTACCGTGGGTATGCCTTTGGCTAACGGTGCTTTTATGGGCTATGACGGCGACTTGAGAAGGATCAAGTTTATTGATCAGGTTTCTGGTGCCAAACTCAACGTATCTTACTATCGGTAAACGACCATGATTGAAGTCTTTGGAAACTCTGCCGGAGATACGGCGATTGTTGGCTCCAACGGGGTTGAGGCCGGCGTTACACAGTATGGTTATTTCCGAGTAACCAATGAACCTACCGCCCTGTTTACGGATAGCTTTGACACGCTGGACACAACCAACAAGTGGACCACGAAGGTTTCGACGGGAACCACTGTCGTCACGCTAGGCAACTTGGTAATGCAGTCCAGCACGACCGCCAGCGCTTACGCAGGTATTAGCACTCAATCGTCGTTTGTCCCTGATGGTCTGAACTTCCTTGCGGAAGGCATGACGATGATCATTCCAAACGTGATTCAGGCTAACACCCTGCGCTTTTGGGGTTGGGGTGCCGTTCCTGCCACGCCTACCACTTCTGTTCCTACTGCTAACGGCGTTGGCTTTGAACTGGATGGTGCAGGCGTTATTACCTGTGTCATTTACCAGAACAGCGTAAAGACCAATACGGCAGCGTCTGGCTACACGGCCACGAACAACCTGCCGTTCTACACCGCCATCGCTCGGCGTGCAGATCGAATTGATTTCTACATCAACAGCACTGCCATTCCTGTTGCCACGTTCCTTATCCCTGCGCTGGACGTTGCGACGCTGCCAGGGTACATGATGGCGGTAAACGGCGCTGTGGCTCCGGCTGCTGCTGCTCAGTTGATTTGTACGGCCTTTGGTATCGGCACCACTGGTTGCAATACGGAGTTCATCAGCGATCCGGTCAACCCCCAGTGGCGGGCCAACGTCACCAAGCCGTCTACTGCCGCTGCTGCCGCCAACTCAGGCCTTGTTGCTGCGCTGCACCCATCAAGCCCGCTGAACGGCCAGAGCGCCCATGACGCCGTTATTGCCGGCAACCCCGTGCGTGCAGCCGGAAGGGCGCTTTCTGCCGCCTATACTACGGTTGCCACAGGTGATACGGCCGACTTCATTACGACGCTGCAAGGCGTGCAGATTGTCCGTCAGTGGCAAATCCCTGAACTTGAGTGGTCATATGCGTCTGCCGCTGGCGGCGTGGTAAACACCACGGACGTTGCGCTTGCCGCTGCTGCTGGTGCAGGTCTGCGCCGCTATATCTGCTCAATGACGCTGTCCAACAACAGCGCCACGGCAACGGAAGTAGTCTTAAAGGACGGCGCGACTATCATCTGGCGCGGGCATTTGCCGGCCAACGCTCCCATGATCGAAATTATATTTTCCAACCCGCTCAAAACTACGGCTAACGCCGCACTCAACTTTGCGTGCATCACGACTGCCGCCGCTGTTTACGTCAACGCACAGGGATACACTGCGCCATGATTACCATCAGCGAAAGCACATACTATGACGGTTTCTGGACTGTGGTTGCTGTTGTTGATAGTGCTTCTGGCAATTTTGTCGGGCCGTTCGTTTTAGAGTTGCCAGAAGATGCCACAGAAGCGGAACTAATTGCGGCGATTGAAGCAATTGTGGGGGCGTAATGAGAGGCATAGAGCAATACCTACAGGTTGATGCGGCTACCTTGGGTGCTTTGAAGTATCAAGGCACTTGGGATGCTTCCACAAACACTCCCACCTTGACTTCCAGCGTTGGGGTTCAGGGGCAGTACTACGTTGTTTCGGTGGCTGGTAGCACCAACCTGAACGGTGAAACGAATTGGCAGGTAGGTGATTGGGCGGTATTCAACGGTTCCGTATGGCAGAAGGTTGATGGTGGCTCTACGGGGCTGCTTTCTACCCTGACGGTCACGGGCAACACTTACCTTGCCACGACCTCGGGGAATGTGGGGGTAGGGACTACTTCGCCTGGATACTTGTTGTCCGTTGGTGACTCAACGGCCCCTGCCGGTGCAACTATAACAACTTCTTTGATTAGCACAGACACAACCGCTGGTGCTGTTGTTGGAATAAGAAGAAGTGCAACTGTTGCTGCCGGCGTCACAATTAACTTGTTAAAAAGTCGCGGAACCGCCGCTTCTCCTACAGCAGTTGCATCTGGAGACAGTATTTTTCTGTTGTCAGGCTCTGGGTATGGTGGAACAAACTACAGTAGCCTAGTTGGAATTCAAGGGCTTGTTGATACTTATACCAGCAATACCGACATTTCCAGTTATTTAGTGTTTTCTACAACTCCTGCTGGCTCTGTTACTAGAGCGGAGCGTATGCGTATCACTTCCACGGGCGACGTAGGGATTGGTACGACTTCTCCGGGTGCGAAATTACAAGTTGTTGGCGCGGGAATCTTTCAATTAGATGGCGCAGGGTCTACAACGCCATTAGTTCTTCGCAACAACAACACTACATCAGTTCAAGCCGTTAAGCTCGGGTTTGATAGTAGTGGGGCAATTAAATCGTCTATCAACGCCGCTGTGTACGGCAATGATTACATGACGTTTAACGTTGGTAGTGATACCGAACGTATGCGTATCGACTCCAGCGGAAACCTCGGGATTGGTACGAGTTCGCCGGGTGCAAAACTGGACGTATCTGGTGGCGACATTCGATTAGCCACTAATGCAACATATTACCGATCCGTCACATCAGGTGGAACAAGCGTGCGAATGCTTGGGATCAATGCAGGTAATGTTGCCTATATAGGCCCGATTGATTCAGGCCCAACTGATGCAATCTTTAACGCATCAAGTACGTCTACTGTAGCCGCGTTTTATACGAGCGGTACAGAAAAAGTGCGAATCACCTCTACGGGTGACGTAGGAATTGGTACGAGTTCGCCGGGAACAAAGCTGGATGTTAGCGGAGCGGCGACTACTGTTGCGCGCGTTGAGGGCGGTACAGGGGCAGGTCTTGGTGCGTATCTCGCGTTTAAGGCTCAAGGGGCGAACTCAGGCTATATAGGAACTCAAAGCGGGATTGTTGGTAGCGGGACTAGCAACAACCTTTCTTTATACGCCGC